CACTTGAGCCCCAATAGTCTTTCCAATCAGTCTCAACTGTTTCCCTGCGCTTGTTTTTCTTGCCTTTTAGAGGTGGTCTCTTTTTGATGGTAGTAAAATATTTTCGGCCAATGTAATCGTAGCCATTTGTAGTGTTGGTTATTCTGTAGATAAAGCCATAGTTGTCAGCGATATCCCCGGAATCAAATACATTACCGTTATAGGTCCAGGGATAATCATATGACATAGAGTTATTTATTTAGAACCTAGTGCGTTTTTCTTCTCTTGGATTTCTGCACGTCTAGCCTTGGCTAGTTTAGCTAGATCACCTAGTGCACCACGAGCACGTGCCGCCGAAGCTTTAACGCCTTTACCTTCAAATTTTTCTGATTCTGCTTTGTATAGTTCCACTGCTGCTAAAATATCGTCATGAATTGCCATGTTTACTTTTCCTTTTTAAAATTATACTACTCTTGCTTGTTTACGAACAATTTCTTTCGTAATCTTTGATTTATCTTTCTTACGCTGTGTTTTATCTATCAACGCTGTCAATTGTGTAATATTCAATGGACGTAGTCTTGGTTTACCACTTTTATATTGTAGTGGATGATTGTGTCTTTTACTTGGGTGAACTCTTGCTGTTGCGCCGCCTGCCATTAGATGAACTCCTTGCTATATTGTGTTATTTACTGTTAAAATTGACATACAAAATTATTTCTTCTACACAGGTGTTTGTTTTGATCATTGTCGCATAATCGATAAATTCTGCTACATCTGTACAATCAACTCCGTTGCCTGTCCAACTTGGCCTAGATCTACTTAATTCAGTATCTAGTCTGTCTAAAGTAATTAGCGTAGTTTTAAACTTAACTAGGTCATTCTTGAAAGCGGCAGTGCATTGCTTACTGGCATGTGCTAGTGCGGCTTTGGCAGTACGATACGTTTCGAACATAGGTTCTGGCCCCACAATGGATTTCTCCCCTACGCTACCAATATTAAAAATATACCCTTGTTTATCATTAGCTTTCCATGTTTGATAAACTTCGTATAATAAATTAGTCTGAGCAAAATTAGCCCAAGGTTCGTGTGGTGGCCCATCAAACGCATTATTAATGAATATGTCAAATTCTAAACTTTGTTTAGCAATCTCTTTTGCTTGCTTAGTAATGTCATATCCTTGTTGTCTTGAAATACTAACAGCATTAAAATGATTAACCAAAGTTAATCCTAATCCTCTATTACCACCTGTAATTAACATTTTCATCTTTTGTTGCCCCCTTGATCCCACACTTTGGATAATTTACTGCCACAAGTCATGGCACACTCAAATATTCTACCATTGTTTAAATCTTTAGTCCAACTGTCGACAATGTGTTGCCAAAACCCATTGGCAAATATATCTTCCAATGAATTAAAATGTATGTCTAAATTGTCTCGACCATATTGTTTAATTAATTCTTGTATTTGATTCTTACCATTTATGTTGCTTAATTTGTTATGCCCGGGCAAGATGCTTGCATCATGGAATCTCTTATCATATAAGTTATGTGTAAAGAAATTACAGGGCATAACCAGCCCTTCACCTGTTATTGCTACTTTCTTTCCTAACAATGCATCACAACGAATTTCTGTAGAATCAAAGTAGTCTTTTATATTATTGTACTCATTCTTAAGTTCTGTCAACCTAATCATTGAACGATTTTTATATTTTAGATTAACTGGGGGTTCTATTGTATACCCAGGTGCGGGCCACGCAGTCATTTCTTCTATTAGAGCATGATTAAAAAATCTACCTGTGTTGCGAGGCAAGAACGATTCAAAACCCATATCCTCACTTAGTTGGCGAGCTTGATCGACTTGGTGTTCGTTATGCCGAAATACAATATAGTTCCACTGCGCTTTACCGCCTGCTGTGATAAATGCTCGTGTGTTAGCTATAACTTTATTCCAACTAACATTACGTCTATACAAATGATTGGTGTCTTCTAATCCATCGATACCAAAATCTATTTTACCATAGCCGTTTAGTATGATAGCCAAGTCTGCCCACCATTCGGGACTGCGTATACCACCATTGGTATGTAAGTATAACCAAACCGTGGGACTCTTACTGCGGAAATCTCTGAGTATGTCTAAGAAGTCAGGGTGTGCAATTGGATCACCGTAACTGCCACAAAAAAATACTTGTCGCAACCTACTAACTAATTCTATAGGAAAAGCACGATCAATAGTTTGGCGATCTAAGTAAACTACAGGTAAATGCGGATTGACTTCCCCACCATTGATGTTGCGAGGACATTGCGGGCATGCCGCATTACAATTGGTTGTAATTTCAATCTGATATTCGTCAATGACAGAATAGTCAAACATTAATTTATCTCTACGTCAGTATTATAACTAGTGAAACCGTTTTCTTTTACCACAGTTAGGATATTATTAACACGACCACCTAGCTCATCTCTATGCGACACTAACCAAATTGACTTATGAGCATCACGCGACATCTTCTTAAGGATAGCCATGGCGTTCTCAACACCAGACGCATCCATGCCCGAATCAATCAATTCGTCAATGAATAACAAGTTGATTGGTTGATACAATGACTCCCACACATCACGAAAGCTCCACGACAGTGAAAGTATTAAACGATTACGCTCACCTCTGGACAAGTTGTCAAAGTCAAGTTCACGTCCTAGTTCAGTGATGTTGACACTTAGGTCATTCATAAACACCACGGTATGGGGTAAGCCAATACGGTCAAGATATTGGCTCAGTCTGGCGTTCAAGTAGCTCAGATTTTGATCGATGATTCTTTTACGAATATAAGAATCTTTATTAGTTAATAGTTTGTATAGGAATTCTTGATGATCTTTGACTCGACTAAGTTCATTCATCTTAGTATAATCAATCTCAGCAAGTGCAGTGGCCTTCATATCTGCAATCTGTTCAGTATAAGGATCTTCTTCTGCTGTCTTGCTGGTAATCTGTTCTTGTATGCTGGCGATACTGCTACGATGTTGAATAGCAAGTCCCTCATTGTCATAGAATGTTTTAGGCTGTGATCCTAGTTCACCCAATTCTTGTTTAGCAGCAATTAATGCTTCTAAATCTCCTGCATGAACACCTTGTTGTGTTTCTGCATCTTTAAGTTTGCTTTCTTTGATCGCCAATAGTTCTTCATGTTTGCTGTCATGTAAATCCTGCCCACAGGTATTACATTTATGTTCACGTAAGGTAGCAATATCACCTGTTAAGTTGGCGATGCCTCTGACTTCACGAGATAAATCCTGTTCACTACGAGCAATAGCCTTGTCTAGATCAGTTAGATCTTTACGACGTTGATTATATACAGACAACTCTTTATGTGAAGCAATTTCTGCGTCGATATCTAATGTAAGTAATTCATCTAAGGCAGTCTGTAACTTAGAAACATCATCCTTGCGTTTAGTCATCCAAAGCATCTGACGACGCTGTGTGGCTTCAATCTGTTCTTCAATACGTTTATTGGCATCAGTCACTGCCTTGATGTTGGCTTCTTCCTGTTGAATGGCGTCCCTCGTAGCCTTACTTTGCTCTTTGAGTAGTTCTGCTTTCTCACTCAATAAGGTAATACCTAACAGTTGCTCGATTATAGCACGTTGATCGTTTGGCTTTAATGCTAGGAATGGTTCTGTATATGTATTCAGAGCCACCACGTGCTTGAACATCTCATGACTCATGCCCAATAAACGTTCAATTTCTTGTTGCGTTTCTCTGCTGTCGCCTTGGCTGTTGTCGTCCTTGGCTTCTTGTTCTTGTTCACCGATGTAGAATTTTAATACATTAGGTTTACGCCCACGCTCGATCTTATAGTCAACACCATTGACTTCGAACTCAATGGTGACCAACATGGCTTTGGTATTGGTTTTGTTTACAAGATTATCTTTGCGGATGTTAGTAAGTGCTGTACCATACAAGGCATAACTTAAAGCATTGATGATAGTAGTCTTACCTGTACCATTTCTAGCCCCCGTGTCATCACCACCTAAATCAATATTCTCACCTAAGACCAATGTAAGGTCCTTACGGTCAAAGTTAACCGCCTGGGTTGAATTACCTACGCTCATAAAGTTTTTAACTGTGAGATATTTTATTTTAAACATATGATCTTAAATCTCGATATTCTGGAAACACATCTTCAAATCGTTCGTTACGAATTTTATCTTTATCATCATTTAGCCTAAAGAAATCTTTTAACAAATGACTTTGATCTTTTGTATCCATATAGTGTAACACATTTTTCCAGGTCTCTGCAAGAGATGCTGCACCAGAAATAGATTCTAACCAAACAATATGTTGATTTATACTATCCCTAGCAAGTTTTTTATACGGTGGTGGTAATACTTGTAAAGTCATATTATTGGGATAGATCAATCCACTGAAAAATAAATTTTTAGGATTTAGTTTTTTATTAATGACCCAGTGTTGTTGCAATTTAGGTAAATTAAATACATTATATAAATGGACAATACTAGTGATAGTGAAATTCACATAATCTTTTATAGTCTCATAATTTTCTTCAAGTTCGTCATAGTCAGTCCCCGACCGAACATACCCTGCTTGCGTCCCTATTAGGTCTATACTTGCACCAACAGTAATATTAGAAAATTTCTTCCAGTAGTCAACGATATTATATTTTTTATAAGATAACTGTGTCAGATTGGTATTATAGGTTATTTTTATATCAGATTTATTGTGTTTGAGTAGCAAATCTAATATTTTATAATGTTCATCCATGATCAATGGCTCACCACCTGCAAAGTACACAGACTCTAAATAGTCAATATTTTCTTCAATATAATCTAGGGTAGAATATATTTCTTCAGAGGTTAGTTTGAGGTCAATGTAAGTAGAGTCGTTGTATAAATCATTTTCTTCTTTAGCGATTCTGCTGCTGAATTTCCCACCACACATCCTACATTTTAAATTACATACGTTACTAGCACGAAAATCAAAATACCGTAATTTAAAATCCTCAAATGCGCCGTCATCTTTGGTTTTCTCTATTAGAGATAAATGTTGTGAGAATTGTTGATTATGTCTCTGTCTAGAAGAAGGTAGTTGGGCATCTTCTTTAATCCAACAAGTAGAACAGATATTTGGTCTTTGCCCAGATAACATTTGTGACCTTACGGTTTTCATAGCATCAGAGTTGGCAATTTCTTGTAATGGAATATCTGATACTTTACCTAAAGGATAGTTTTCATTGAATTCACAACAGGTTCCTACAACTCCTTGTGAATTGATATATAAATGCATCCAGGGCAACACACATAAACTATCACTAGATTGAATTATTTTTTTAAATTCGCCGCTGATAACTTCATAAGATAACACAGATTCAAACGGACAATATAATTCTTTAATTTTTTCTAAATCTTCTTGTATTTTTTTATTAGTAGTTGCAATGGTAACAAAAAAATTAGGAAAATCTAACAATGTTAATAATTCTTGCAATTTTGAAATAGCGATGCCTGGAGAATCGACATTATTATATTGATCTGATATATATCTAACAGTTATATTAAAATCATCCGGTAATATATCTTGCTTAAGAGTTTTTAATTCATCATATAACCATTTATCACCTTTTGAAAAATAATCTTCTAGGTTAATAATCATAGATGTCTATAGATATCTAATAATAAATTTGGATCGTAATGATCACTGGCAATGTTAGTCAATTGGCTAGTAACGATACTGTCAATGCTTTCAAATTGGATATTACCTAGCATGATGTCGGTGCCGATGTCTGCATTCTTAACTGGTAGTAATGTTAGTTCACGTAGTTGATACGTGCCAACAAATGTTTCTTTAATAAAGGTCGCTTCTTCATAACTGATGTCGATGTCTAGATTAACCCGACAATGCATGCTTGGCAATAGTAGTGCTTCTGGAGTTTTAAGTATATCACTTAGGTTATATACACGATATCTAGGTTGTCCGGGCCAACTGCGGAACACAGGCTCTTGACCCCATTCGATGATCATCATGCCACGATCGTCATCACCGGCATCAGCATAGTTATGTGGGAAACAGTTGCCCATATAGGTAATGTTACCACGTGTCTGCCGTTTATGGAAGTGGCCAGTGAACACTTTCTCTACACCGTTGAATGCACCTTCTTTGATTTCCCCAGTATCTGGCATAGCTACCATGGCATTCATATAGAAGTGTGGTAGTTCCAAATGCCCAAACATATACTTGGCTGAAATTTTACCTAGCTTCTTATGATCATCACCGACTAGCCAGGGAACGATACTGACATCACCTTCTTTGTAGAAGTCGTTGATGATTTCAATGTTGGGGATATGACGGGCCCACTCAGCTGATTGAATGTCACGTTTATCTCTGTAGTATAGATCGTGGTTGCCTGGAATAAAGAACACACGATCAAAGGCCTTGCCCAATAATTCCAAGGCAGTGAGACTATAATTCAGTGTGACTATGTTGATTGCCGCTCGATTGTTGTGCCAGTCGCCTGTCATGAAACAGGTATCACAGCCTTCAGCTTTGGCGGTTTCTATAAACCATTTAACAAAGTTAAGACAATCGTCGTTGTGTGTACTGCTGTTAGACTTTAATCCAAAATGGATGTCAGTCAGAACAGCCGCTTTCTTGAATAGATTAGCCATAGTTATAGTATACGTGAAATATTAATTAAAAGTCAACCAACCAGGGAAAAGTATTTTGCCAATTGGTATTCCGCCTATGATCTAATAAAGTTAAATATTGTTTAAGGTCTTGTATTTTATTATCATCTTTTA